AATTATAAATTTGATGAAGAAATATGAAGTATTCAGTAGTCGTATCATTTAGTATGGAAGGATTTCATTGTTGGCCAGAAGCTAAAGAAATATTTCCAGAAGTAGGATTTTTATCTGACAGACATAGACACATGTTTGGATTTCGATGTTATGCAAAAGTAACTCATACAGATAGAGATGAAGAGTTTATTTTAATGCAAAGAAGATTAAAAAAACAATTAAGAACTAATTTTGGTGGCAATATATTAGAATTTGGTAGAATGAGTTGTGAAGATATTGGTGCTTGGATTATGGAGAAAAATAGTAATTTATATAAAGTAGAAGTTTGGGAAGATTGGGAGAATGGAGCAATAGTAGAATTAGGTTATTAATATGAAAAAAGTATTTTATTTTGGATTAGAGCCTTTAAAGGCTAGATATACATATCAGTTATCTAAAGAATGGATGCCGGCAACTTTTCAACCATATATTGATTCTGGTAAATTAGAATTTATTGATGTAGAAGGAGAGTTTGATCCTGATCAACAAATTAAAATTGGAGCTGTATTGGATGCAGTAGGTAGAGGTAAATTTGCTATGAGTCAATGTAGCAACTTTTTGGATATGATGAATCGTGATGAAGTTCGTGATGGAGATGTTATATTTTTACAAGACTATTGGCATCCTGGTATTGGATCTATTTTGTATGCAGCAGATTTATATGGCATTAAATTAAAAATATATGCAATGCTTCATGCTCAAAGTGTAGATGAATATGATTTTACATATCCTATGAGAACATGGATGAGAGGTTTTGAATTAGGTTTAGATAAACGAATGACTGGTATATTTGTAGGATCTAGTATTCATAGAGAACAATTACGAGCTGCAGGATTTGAAGCACCAATACATGTTGTTTCATTGCCTATTCATAAGCAAAAAACATTAGATAAATTACCAAGCTATAATCCAGGAGCACAAAGAAAACCATTTGTTGTTTATTCTAGTAGATTAGACAAAGAAAAGAATCCATTTTTTATGATGGAAGTAGCAAAAGAATTTTTACAACAACATCCAGATTGGGAATGGCACATAACTACATCAGGAAAAGAGTTTAGATCAATGTTACCTGGAGTTATTGATAAATTAAGAGCATTAGCTAAAAAAGAATCTAGATTTAAATTATTAGAAGGTCTAACTAAAGAAGAATATTATACAGAATTAGCTACATGTAGTATACAATTCAATTCTGCATTACAAGATTATGTATCATGGACTGTTATTGAAGCTACAGCATTTGGAGCAGATATTGTGTATCCTAAATTTAGATCATTTCCAGAATTTATAGACGAAGAAAGAATGTATAAACCATTTGATGTACAATCAGCATTAAATACATTTAGTGATGTTATGTTATTTCCTAATAGACATAATGAAATAGTAGATATATCTGATTTAGGTAGACAAATGGAAGGATATATTGTAGCAAATGGAATTAATCAAGAAATTAATGTTTGGCATGAAGCTGAATATTGTAAAAGTTTATTAAATAAAAAAGAGGAATAGTATGAAAATAGATAAAGCCGGTTTAGAAGAAATTAGACTTACTATAGAAACACCGTTTAGATCGTTAGCAGAACAATTAAGTGATAAAAATTGTTTGGATAAACAATCTGCAGAAATAGTAACATTTATATTTGCAAACCTAGATAAATTGGGCGAAAAGCCATGGACAATAACAGATTAATTATGGATAAAAATTTTATATATTATCCGTCATTATCTGCAGGTAGTATGGTGTCTGCATTCAAAAAGAATATGAAATTTAAAGATGGAACTACCTGTAGATTCTTCTCAAAAGAATATCCTGAAGAATGGAGACATCCATATTTTCTTATAACTGCTGGTCATCATTTCAAGAAAATGGATTTTCGTGATCAATTAGGATTAGATGATGAAGTATTAGTCTTTGGTGATTCTGGAGGATTCCAAATAGCAACAGGAGCCCTAAAATGGGATGGTACTATCCGTGAAAGAATATTCGAATGGTTAGAACACAACTCAGATGTAGCTGCAAATTTAGATATTCCACCTAGAGCTAAATATGAAAATAGATTTGCAGAATCCATGGATATTAGTTTTGATAATTTTAAATGGTTTGAATCTAAACAAACCGGAAAGACAGATTTTTTAAATGTTATTCAAGGAACATATACAGAAGAATATGCAGAATGGTATCATAAATTCAAAGACTTTGCATTTAATGGATGGTGTATTGGAGGTCCTAAAAAATTAGTTGATTTCATGTATGTTATAGCATTAATGTTACAAGAAAGAGAGTTTGAAAAAAATCATGTTAAATATATACATTTATTAGGCATATCAAAAATATCAGATTTTTTTATATTAGCAACATTACAAAAGTTGATAAATAAATTAACTAATAACAGAGTATTATTTTCAACAGATTCTAGTTCTCCAGGACAATATCCTGTATTTGGAACATATCTTCATTCTGGAAATTATAAGACACAAACATTTACAGAATTATATTTTCCAAAGAACAATGAATATAGAAGAAAAGCACATGCTAATAGAACAAACAAAACTGTAGACATTGACACTTCAAGATACGTGCCGTGTAGTTTAGATTGTCCAGCTTGTAAAGATTTTACATATGATTATTTAGGTGGTAAAACTGATAAAGGTTTAGATAGATATAGCCAAGAGGGTATGCCTAGAATGGTTATACATAATACACATCTTTATGTTGATATAGCAAAAGATGTTAGTAAACTAGTAAATAATCATGTTGAGTTGTTAGAAACAGCAATTCCAAAAGACTTATATGACGTTATATTATCATTACATGATATGTTTGATGATCCAGACAGTGCAATGAAAGTATATGCAACATATAAGAAAACATATAAAAAGTTTGGTGGTGATAGTATATCAACTACTGATGCAAATCAATTCAATAAATTTTTTAAATTTTAAAAGGTAGAACAATGGAAAAAAATAAGTTACAATCATTTATTAATAGATACTATTTAGCAGGTAACTGTGAAGCGGTAACTGTTAAAGCAAATGGACAATCTGTTAATTGTGAATTAATAGATGTAGATCAAACCGTAGTAGGTAAAGTTAAATGGAAAACAGATCCATTTATGTCAGGAGAATTAGGTATCAATCATACAGGTGCATTAACTAAAATGTTATCTGCAGTTGGAGAAAAAATTGATATTGAAGTTCAAGACGCACAAGGCAAAAATTATGCAATGAAAATTAAAGAAGGCAGCACAACAATGACTTTTATGTTAGCTGATACTTCTGTTATACCAGCTGTTCCAGCAATCAATGCAGAACCAGAATATAATGTTACATTTGATATTGACGAATTATTTGTTAATAAATTTATAAAAGCAAAGAATGCATTACCTGATGCAAAGAATTTTGCAGTTCAAGTTCAAAACGGTAAAATTAAATTTATTATTAATTATACAACAATTAATTCTGATAATGTTACATTTGAAATGGATGGTGGAAACGATGCAATGGAACCAATATGTTTTTCTGCAGATAAACTAAAAGAAGTATTAACTGCAAATAAAGGAGACAAAGGTACAATGCATATATCATCAGACGGATTAGCAAGAATAGATTTTACAGGTACTGACTTTGATTCAAATTATTGGTTAGTTCAATTACAAAATTGATATGGAAGTACGAGTAATAAATAAATCAGATAATGATCTTCCTAGCTATGAAACTATAGGTAGTGCTGGATGTGATGTAAGATCAAATCATAGTGCAATGATTAATCCAGGTGGTAGATTATTAGTTAAAACAGGATTATATGTTGAAATTCCTATAGGCTATGAAATTCAAGTAAGACCAAGAAGTGGATTAGCATTTAGTAAAGGAATAACTGTTATAAATAGTCCAGGTACTATAGATGCTGATTATAGGGGAGAAATTGGTGTAATTCTAATTAATCATGGTGGAGAAAAAGTTATCTTAGAAAAAGGTGAACGAATAGGACAATTGGTATTAAATAAAGTTGAACAAATAAATTGGGAATCGGTATTAGTATTATCTGATACTACTAGAGGAACTGGTGGATTTGGCTCAACAGGAAAAAAATAAATTATGTTTGGAGTAACAGAAAATACACTTTGGGTAGAAGCATTTAGACCCGACACATTAGATGGATATATTGGTAATGAGCATATTATTGACAAAGTTAAAATATTCATTGAGAATGGTGATGTTCCACATTTGCTATTTTATGGTCAAGCTGGAACTGGTAAGACTACATTAGCAAAGATTATAGCAAATAATGTAGATGCAGATTTAATGTATATAAATGCATCTGACGAAAACTCAGTAGACGCAGTAAGAGATAAAATAAAAAGATATGCATCTACTGTAGGATTTAAAAGATGGAAAATTGTTATACTAGATGAAGCTGACTATTTAACTCCTAATGCTCAAGCAGCATTAAGAAACTTAATGGAAACATATAGCAAAACTACTAGATTTATATTAACATGTAATTATGTTGAAAAAATTATAGATCCAATACAATCAAGATGTCAAACATTTGGAATAACACCTCCTTCGAAAAAAGATGTAGCACAAAGATTAGTAACGGTATTAGAAGAAAAACAAATTGAATATGACATTAAAGATGTTGCAGCTATTATAAATTCTTCATATCCAGATATTCGTAGAGCTATTAATGGAGCACAAAGTCATGTTGTTAAAGGTAAATTAACATTAGATAAAAACAGTGTTGTACAAGCTAACTATATGACTAAATTACTTGAATTATTAAAGGATACAAAAGATAAAAAAGAAACTTTTAAAAATATTCGACAAATTATTGCTGATTCAAAAGTTAAAGACTTTACACCTCTTTATACTTATCTTTATGAAAATTTAGATGAATTTGCAACTGGATCAATAGCTTCTTGTATATTAATAATTGCAGAATCACAATATACTGACTCTCATGTAGTTGATAAAGAAATTAATATTATGTCAATGTTTGTTAAATTAATGAATGAATTATGATGAATCCAAATCAACCAAATATCAATCCTGCAGATCTAAAACCAATGATCTGTACAGAATGTGGCGGAATGTATTTTCGTCAAGTAATGAGTATTAACAAAGTATCTAGATTTGTAACTGGCGCAGATAAAGACACAGTAGTCCCTATACCAGTATTTAGGTGTGACGATTGTGGCCATGTCCCAGAAGAGTTTAGACCAGTAAACCCTAGTAACTAATGGGAGCTCCATATCCAAAAGAACCAGTAGTTTTAGTATTCAAAACTTCTAATCGAAAAAATGCTAGAACTAAAATGAAAGTTTATAAGAATAAGAATGTTGATTATGTCAACGAAAAGAAACTTCCAGGAGTACCAGAAAATTCAGTTTTTCTAGAATTAGCTATTGGAGAACATTATATAGAAAAGTATAAACAAAAATATAAATTATGACAAAGAAGCCTGCAACTATTTTCGATTTTATTGATGGAATGACTCATAAGAAGAAAGCTTGGTCTGAATATACAGATATTGACCATAAAAAGTTTTCTCCTTATTTAGTTAATAGATGGTTATCAATGAGAATGGAACTAATTGAAATAATCAATCAGTTACAGAAATACACAATAGGGTTACTATCCCATAAGGATACTTATCGTCTCTATCACGGCCTTCTACCTGCCCAGAGAACCT